TGCATAAAGACTGGCAACCTCATTCTGGACAGTTAAGTGTAGGTAAACAATTATTAAATAAAGATAAGAATATCATCTTTTTACAGTGCGGGCGAAAATGGGGTAAAACTGAATTCGCAGTATATCTATTATGGCGTCATGCTCTAATGAATCCAGGAAGTACTTGTTATTATGTTACTCCAGAAACTAGTCATGGTAAAAAGATTGTCTGGTTTACTAATCGTCTGCAAACTTTTGGTGGTAAAAGGTATTTAAAAGCTATAAATAATAGTGATTTACGAGTAATATTCAACAATGGTTCCTATATTCAAATTATAGGTAGTGAAAACTTTGCTGCAGCAAATGGTTTGACACCTGATTATGTAGTATATGATGAATTTAAAGCATTTCATCCGCGATTCCATATTGAAATGAATCCAAATCGTTTAAGTAAAAAAGCACCCCTTGTAATTATTGGTACCCCTCCTAAAGTTGGAGATAGAAATAGGGATCAATATATGACATATGCAGAAGAATGTAAAGCAAAAATAGATGCTTACTGGACTCGTCGCTCTTCATACGATAATCCGCATATAGATCCGTCATGGTTAGACACAGAAAAGAAACACCTATTTGCTAGAGGTGAATTTGATACATGGTTCCGTGAATATGAGGGAAAAATTGTAGTAGGTGGAAATTCAGCAATCTTCCCGATGTTTGATAAAGATAAATATGTCAAGACACATAGAGAAATATATCAAGAAATTCAAAGGGATTTGAAAAGAATGGAATGGTTTTGTGTCGCAGATCCTGGGTCAACTACTTGTTTTGCGGTACTTTTAGGTTGTATAAATACATATAATAAGCACATTTATTTATTAGACGAAATATATGAAAAGGATCGGAGAAATACCACAGTAAGGGAAATTTATCCTCGTATGGATACCAAGATGATGGACTTATATCCTCATTCAGATGTAGATGATGACTGGACCAAAGTTTATGATGAAGCTGCAGCATGGTTCTCTGGTGAAGTAATGAATCAGTATAATGTATATTTTGAACCTACTCAGAAATCTATGAATAAGAAGGAACACGGTTTATCTCTAATTAAGGATCAAATGATCTATAAATTAGTAACAATTTCAGACCGTTGTATTAATTTAGTTAAAGAAATTGAAAATTATGCTACAGATGATAAAGGAAATATAGCAAAAAAGGATGACCACTTAATTGATGCTTATCGTTATCTAAATGCAGCAGCTCACTATTCTATGGTAGAAGTTCTTGAACAAAAGAAGCAAGATAATGATCACGATAGAGGAATGCGTCGTTTTGAAGATGATTTAGCGGATTTTGCAAGACAAGAAGACTGGGCTCATGATATTATGAAGGGATGGAATGATTAATTTCACAAAAATAAAGTATTATAGACAACAAATACGTCTTTTATTGATGGAAAGACCAGAATTACGTATCTTACAAAGAAAAATTGACACTGCTATGCAAAATGCGGGTAATCAACATAATAGGTGTGTCTTATTACAAATAATGATGAAAGATAAGATTTGGGAGCTACAAAAAGTTTGTGAATCTGTTTTAAAGGACTTAGGAGGAAAAAATGATTAACCACTTGACATTATTATTAACTTGTGTTAATCTAGGCGTTAGCTTAATAGGCATCTGCGCACTTATTATTGCAATTTTAGCCTATATAAAAGCTGCTAGCATAGAAAAATCGACACATACAGTACAGTTAATGCCAACAGAAGAGATTACAGGTAAAAGCGAGGGCTGGGAAACTTCTGAAAAAGAAATTGCTAAGATTAATAAAGAAAGTAAAGACGAAGTATTTGAAGATTTTGAATCTTTATCCATCTAGGAGTATAAATGAGCTTTTTTGATGTACTAGACGAACCAGATGCTCAAGCAAAAAATATAAAGCCATTCCATTCTATTGAAAATACTCCTAAAGCCAAATTAAAATGGCTTAATAATACATTTGAAGTATTACAAAAACAGGCTGTCTTTAGAACTTCGGTTCAAAGAGAACACCTATCTCTATATAGAGGTTTACAATTCATTCCTAAAACATCATCAAATCGCACATCTGAAAATAGATATCGTTATAATAAAGTAGATAAATTTGTAGTAAATCAACTATACGATATGGTAGAAACTAAGATAGCTCAAATGATGAGAGTTAAACCTGCTGTAGATGTGTTACCAACTAATGATGAATTTGAAGATAAAAATGCTGCTAAGGCTACAAAATTACTAATAAATCATTTATGGTATATTAATGATGTAGATAATATATTGGAAAAGACTCATAGATATATGCGCATTTTTGGAGAGTCCTACCTATTTATATTGTGGGATAAAGATAAAGGTGATTTACATCCTGCATATACAGAAGCTATTAACGTAGGTGAAAAATTATTCTTAACTAATGATGATGGAAGCCCTCAAGTAGATATAAATGGTCAACCAGTAGAAATTAAAGAAAAAGTATTTACTGGAGATGTATGTTATGAAGTACCTCCTCCATGGAGAGTATTACTTCAAAGAAAACATCAAATGGAAGATGTTGAATATTGTATGAAAATCTCTATAGAACATGTAGAAGATTTAAAGAAAGAATATCCTACTAAAGCGGGACAGATAGAAGCAGATTCTAATTTATCTCTATTTGAGATAGATAATATGAATGATAGAGTATTAGAAGATGAGACAGTAGTTATAGAGTTTTGGCATAAATATACTAAACTAGTTCCAGAAGGCAGCTACATAAAATTTACTAAAAGAGGTATTTTAGAAGAGAGTAAATCCCCTTATTCTCATGGAGATCTACCTTTTGAACGTCTAACAGATTTAGATGTTCCAGAACAATTAAACGGTGTATCACGTCTAGAACTTATACGTCCAATTCAAAATATGTATAATAATGTTAATACCTTAATTGCGCGTAATATTTATATGACTGGACATGCAAAATGGGTAATGCCTAGAGGCGCATGTGATATTAAACAATTAGGTAATGATAATACAATTATTACGTATAAGGGTGGTATGGCTCCTCAAATGGTAGATGTTAGACCAAATCCAGTAGAAGTATATAACTATAGGGAGTCCTTAAAAGATGATATGGGTACAATTTATGGAGTTCACGGTGTATCAAGAGGAACACCTCCTTCAGGAATTACAGCAGCAGTAGCACTGCAATTTTTAAATGAGCAAGAGAGTGAACGAGCTTCTACAGATATAGTAAAACATAATTCATTTGTACAAAGAATGGCAAAGAAGACTATCGCAGTCTGTGGTGACTATTACATGCCAGATGATGGACGTATGCTTAGAATTGTAGGTAAAGATAATCAACATATGATAAAATACTTTGATTCTGCTAGTTTACAAAAAGACTATGATGTACGAGTACAAGGTGGGTCTGCTCTTCCAGAATCTAAAGCTGGTAGAATGCAGCGTATCATTGAACTAATACAATATAAGCCAGATATTATAAGTCCGGAACGTCTAATTGAATTGTTAGATTTTGGTGACACAGAGAAATTCCAATCACTAGTTACAGAAGCAGTTAGAGCTGCAGATGCAGAAAATGAAGACTTATTACAAGGAAATCCAGTAGGTGAACCAGAAGAGTGGGAAGATCACTTAATACACTGGAGAGCACATACTAAAATAATTCAGCGTCGCTCATTTAAAGAAGAAACTCCAATAGAGATTCAACAAGCAATGATTGACCATATAACTGATACAGAATTTGCTATGGTGGAAAAAGCTAAAGAAAATCCACTATTTCAAGGGAAACTGGCTCAGTTAGCACTATTTCCTATCTTTTATAGAGAAGGATTTGTGCCTCAAAGTAGAGAACAGGCTACTGCAATTGTGCAGGGCGAAGCAAATAAAGGTGAGCCGGTAACCGGACAAATTCCAGCAATGGAACCCGCGGCATTTCCAGAAGACCCTACAAGAGGAGGAGGACAAAATGAGTGATATAGAGATACCTGAAACTAATGTGGATGTTACGCATCATGAATCACAAGAATCTGAAAATGTATTTACTTTTGATGAAGTAGAATCTTTAACTGAAACTAAATCTGATGAAGAAGTAATGAAAGATGCTAAAGAATTAACTAAAGAAACAGAAGCCAAGGAGACTAAAGAAGTTCAAAATCCAAATGAGATTACTTCAGAAGAAGAGCAATTAGAAAATATAAATGAGGAAGTTACAGAAGAAGCTATTGAAGAACTAACTGAAATGGATTATAAAAAGATTATTGGATCTTTTAATGATCAAGAAGTTAATGTAGCAGCTGAAGCCATATTTAAACATAAAGTAGATGGTGAAGAAGTAGATGTGACCTTACAAGAATTATTAAATAATTACTCAGGTAAAATACCTTATGATAAAAAATTTAATGAGTTAGCAGTAAGTAAAAAGAATTATGAAACTCAATTGAATCAGGTTAATGAATATATTAATACTTTTGGAACTAAAATAAAGAAT